CTGTACTTGCTTGTCTGTCATTAGGCCGCTTCCTCCACTCGAGTTTCTTCTGCCTTGGGCCAACCCCAATCCCCTACCATACCATTAGCATTGTAGTCTGTCACTGTCCCCTCGAAGAAGTTCTTGTGCGACGCTCCGTTGATAATCCAGTCTAGCCAAGGTAGTGGATTTTCTTTGACCTTCCAGTTTCCTTTGAGCCCGAGCATAATGAGCCGTCGGTCCGCAAGGTATCTGATATACTGCTTAATCTCCTCGGGCGTGACACCTTCCACTTGGCCCATCTCAAACGCATTATCAATAACTTTGTCTTCCAACGCCACACCAGTCCGGAACATGTCGTAGATATCTTTCTTAAACTCATCTGTTACAACTCGTGGGTGCTCTTCGCAGAACTCCCTAAATAATTTAACCATACCCTCGCAGTGCATCGACTCGTCACGGATAGACCACTCTACGATCTCACACATGCCTCGCATCTTTCCGTACCGTTGATAATTTAACAGCATCGCGAACGCACTAAACAACGACATACCCTCGTTCATCACAGAGCGGGCGATTGCCTTCGCCATACCTGACACACTATGCATGTCAATATCGGACATGAACTCCACTTTTGCAGACATTGCTTGGTACTCACGGAATGCGGAGAACTCACTCTCGGGCAAACCCAACGTGTCATTTAATAGTGCGTAAGATCTTTGGTGTACAAACTCACGGTTAGCGAACGACGTGAGCATCGCACGTATCTCATTGTTCTTGAGTTTCGGGATGTAGTGCTCGAGGTAGTTTGTCCCTACCTGTACGTCCGATTGGGTAAACAACTTGAGGATTTGCGTGATGTGGTGCTTCTCTTGTGCCGACAGCTTACCACCCTGCCACTGTGCTACATCCTCTTGTAACTTTGCCTCCCATTCTCCCCAATGAACTTTCTCATGGGATACCGCGTATTCAACAGCCCAAGGGTATTTGAAGGGCTTGTAAACCTTTGATTCTTCTAATAAAGACATCGTAAGTCCTTGTTTTATTTGTTGGAAAAAAAGGGCCCCGAAGGGCCCACAAAGCGACGGGGATCAGTCCGTCATTGGGGAGAAAACCTATGTCCCACTACCTATGTTAATGTACCCCGTATCGGGCGTCAACCACTTTCGTCCACAAAGATTCGATCCCAAAAAGCTCATCATTCGAGACAACTTTTCGTGCTCCGTATCCGTAGTCGTGGTCATGGGCTCGAGCCTCAAACGTTTCCTTGTCGAGCCATCCTACAATAGTTACCTGATCATCATGCTCAGTTGTCGCAACCAACACGGCGACGTCAGCCTTGAAACTATCGAAGTCATCAAAAATTAAGTCGCCATCAGAACGTTTAGTGTACTTAACATCAATACCGATGTCCTCAACCCAGAGGTCAACTCCACCGTCTGTCACAATATTTAACGTAGGAAGTTTGCAACCGAGGATCTTTGCAACGGCATACTCCGCTTTAAATCCTTGGATGTTGGATAGAACACGATTCTCATCCGGAGTGTCTAAGCGAGGTGTGAACTTTTGCATTTTACACACCTTCACGGTATCTCTACCTAAGACCTCACACTCATGTAAATCCTGTCGTGTTAACTTAATCCGCATCTTCTAGTCTCCGTAGCTTTAGTTCTAGATCGAGTAGCTTCCAGTTTAGCTCTTCAGCCTTGTCAAATTTTCTCTTGACCGAAGCTTTCAGAATACGATGATACATCTTGAGCATCTTCCGTTTCAACTTTCTTGTTGTCATTGCCGAATATCCTATCGAAGTTGTCCCTATACTTTTGTCTGTCTTGAGGGCGCATGGCATCTCCTTTGCCAGCGTTAGTCCGAGTCATCTCCCGGTACCTCTTGTCCGTCTTCGTACTCATTTGATTCTCCGTGTAATTGATCGTACATGTCCATAAGCCCGCTGTAGCACATCGGACAGAGAGAGAAGGGTAGGATACCGAGGTACCCTTGAACGCCTCCCTCTGACTCTATATCGAACTCACAGGAGCATATGTTACATTTGTTGTCAGGTTCTAGCCGTGACATGAGACGCACTCTTCCGCATCTTGGAGCGCAACTCGCTCAACCGCAAGGCCAACTTTGTCCGCTTCGATACCGGCGTCAGTCCGGAGGTAATAGAGCGATTTGAGTTTCTCCTTCCACGCTCTAAGATGGACCGAATTGACATAAGACGCAGGCGAATTTGCCGGGAAGAAAAGATTGACTGACTGGGCTTGGCAAATATACTGCTGTCGGTCTCCCGCGTGTTCAACAACCCAGCCTTGATCAATTTCATACGCAGTTTTAAAGACCGCCTTCTCATCGTCGGACAGGCATTCCAGATGCTGTACCGAGCCCTGAGATGCAACCACTGTCTTCCATACAGACTCCGTGTTATTGCCTGACGCATCTAAGACCTCCTCCAGTTTCGGGTTCTTGACGAGATGAGCACCCGCACGAGTACGATGGGTGTAAGCATTAGACTTAATAGGCTCAATGCTAGCAGAACAGCCGCAGATAATAGAAGAGTTAGCGTTTGGAGCGATAGCGAGAAGGTGAGCGTTGCGAAGTCCCGTACCCCGCATATCAGGTGCCTCACCTTTTTCTTGCCCAAGACGCGCACTCTCCGCGACAGCTTGTGCTTTGATGTCGGCAAAGATACGTTGGTTCGCAAACTTTGCAGAAATACTTTCCCACGGGATATTATTTGCTTGCAAGTATCCATGCCAACCCATCGCTCCTAGGCCGATTGACCTTTCTCGTTTAGCTGAGTAAACAGCTTTTGAAAGTTCTCTTGGTGCATTTTGGATAAAGAATTCAAGGACGTTGTCCAAGAATCGAACCAAGTCTCCAACCATTCCGGTGTCACGCCACTCGTCGTACTTTTCGAGGTTGACGGAGCTGAGGCAACAAACTGCTGTGCGTTTCTCAGATGTTGGGAGAGTGATTTCAGAGCAAAGGTTAGACCCTCTAACTGCGAGTCCAAGTGCTTTTTGAGAATCTGGTAACCTTCGGTTGGATTCATCGATGAAGTGTAAGTAAGGTGAGCCAGTTCTGAACCGAGCTTCAAGTATTCTTTCCCACAAGCTTCTAGCTGGGATTGAATCTCTGATAGATCCGTCATTAGGGTCTCGTAATTGCCATTCTGTGCCATTTTCTACCGCCTCCATAAAAGCGTCTGTAATGTTTACGGCGTTAAACAGGTTAAAGCACTTCCTGTTTATGTCGCCTCCTGTTGGTACTTTAAAGTTAATAAACTCGATAATGTCAGGATGTGACACATCGATGTATGCGGCGTAGGAACCTTTACGTGTTCGTCCCTGTTTCCAAGCTGTCATGCCGGAATCAACGACTTTCATGAAGGGGATAGGGCCCGGTGCTTTGTCGCTTATACCACGTACATCAGACCAGTGACCGCCGACTCCACCTCCTTTGACAGATAACCATGCAACTTCGCTATTGTGAGCAATAAGGGAGTCCAGATTGTCACCAACATAAGTAAGAAAACAACTGATAGGAAGACCCTTGATTGCTTGTCCATCCGCTGGTGCGTTAGACAGTACAGGTGAAGCAAACATAAACCACCGCTTGCTAGCATAGTCATAAATGCGTTGAGCAAAAGCATAGTCTCCCTCACAGTAAGCTAGTGCCGCACGGGCAAACGCCTCCTGCGGGCTGGTCTCTTCCGGAAGCATGTAGTAGTCCGTGAGAAGTTTTAGGGCTTGGCCTGAAAATTGCTCATCTCTATCATAGTCGATAGCGATTTTATTACAGTACATTGCTTCCATCTTATTGCAGTTCCTTTATTAAGCGTTCGACATACCACTTGCACTTACTTGCGTTAATTTCAGGGCTGTCTTTTTTGTGCAACCGCAATAAATATTTTATTGCAGTGCAACGTAAATGTCCAGTAAATTCTTCATCAGAACAAAAAGCTCTCATAACTTCAATAGCCTCAAGCGTTTCTGTCTTGTAGTGGTCGGGGTTTATGGGGTCACTCATTGCACAGATCCAAAGTCAGCAGTGATAACATTCCCTTCCATGTTTTTGATGCGCTCTCTGTGGTCTGGTTTTAACTCTTCTTCTGGGACGATTTGACCCAGTGCCTCCAACGTAACCCGTTCCAGTCCCATGTCGTAGAGGTCTTCGAAGTTTTCGTGGACAGCCCCAAGCAATCCTTGAAGGATGACATACGTCGGGTCAACCATAGTCTGACCTTCAACCTCATTGTGAGTAGGGCGAGTTGCGTATGCGCGGATAGTAAAACCATCCGAGTCTTCATCTTCATCGTCATTTGGCTCCAAGACAATATAGTACCTTCCTTTGAGCAAACCTGCCTGCTCGAGGGCCATAATTTTTTCAGGATCTAGGGTTAAGTCTGTCATATTTTTTTCTCCAACCACTCTAGTGGAATCATACTGTCTGCCCAGAGAATACCGTGACGCTCACACCATTTGCCGTAGGTAGTCTTACTAGACCTATTTAATTTGTTTGATGCTCTCAAGAAAAGCATACGAATGTCAAGGCAGGGATTATCTCGTATTACGAGCAACATCTTCTGTCTGTCAGCAGGACTAAAGAATCCTTTAGCCTCTACGTAAATATCCGACTCCGGTAAGTAGAAGTCTGGTATATAGTTCTTCGGCTTGGGGTAGTAGACCAGCTTATGTGCTTCGTATTCATATTTGACCCCACGTTCCGCAAGATACTTAGCAACCTGTAGCTCGTAGTCTGATCGGAACTTATGTCGTTGTGGTTTACTCATAGCTCACCATATGTCGTTGTGGTTTACTCATAACCCAACCAGTGCTTGTATCGAATTACTTAACCTTGTGTAAAGCTTGGGCGAAGTTGCCTCAAGTTTTTCCAAGGCAACCGTGTATTCATCCGCGGGAAACAGGATGATACGTCCTGCGTTTACTGTGTTAGCAATCGCGACAGTCTCGTTGGTGTTGACCTTACCGTCCCGTTCCCACGTTTCGTGAGATAGAGGCTGTCCGAAGTGTTGCCACATTGTCAACGGTAAACAACGTTGAAAGTTACGTGCCCAACGAGTCCACGGGTCTCCGCCTGCCTTGTCATGCGCTTCGATGTATACCGCGTACGCATTCTCATTCAGGTACAGAGCCTGACGATCCACTTTCTTCGTCATCAATATTGGCATCACTATTTCCTACTACAATACGACGGAGAGTTGCCAATCCATCAACTTTAACACCCAAACCATAATCTTCAATATTTAACTGACACAGCACCTTTCCGCGTTTGTAAGTCATATCCCCAATCTGGTAAATCGTGTTGTGGATAAGACCTTCGGTAAGTGGGCGTAGATCTTGCATTAAGATTTCGTTATGCTTTTCAACATCTTGAAAAATCCTATGACGAAGTTTAGCTAACTTCCCTTGTAGCTCGATTACTTTCCTTACATCCTTCTCGTTCATAATTCCTTAACCTTCAATGTGTGGTACCACGCTAGGGGTTTTGTACGCGCACGGGAAGTAACTTTCTCATGCTGTATAGCTTTAGGCCAACAGTGCTTTCGATACCCACAGAACGTACAGCTTTTATTAAGCAACTTATTTCCTGTGTATATCTTCGTGCCTTGCAACGTGTAGTGCTCATCTTCGGGCTCCATCGGCGGCTTCTTAAACTTGAAGTTTGACATGAGAGCTTCGACAGTGTTGTGAGCCTCAGTCAAATATAACGCACGATCTTCTGCTTGGTCCTGCGGTGCTTGCACAAACTCAATCTCTCCGGAAGATTTGTCAACGACAATCCATCCACCGAAATCCAGTCCTTTTGCTTGAGCATACAGGTGTCCTTGCATGACATACCCGAACGGGTCATCTTCCTTAATACCCGCGTAACCCTTACCGAACTTTTGCTTGAAAGAATAGGGGCTTGCAGACTTAACGTCCCAAACCTTTTCTCCATCAACTTCATCTTCCATGACGAGGTCGAGCGTACCTTGTACATTCTCTGACGCAATCTCTAGGTTACATTTACTCTGTGCTTCGACAATCTTTACTCCGGCCCCTTTAAGTATTGCCATCACAGCACACTCAACGAGATCTCCTATTAGGAAACGTAAGATTGCGTTATAGCTCATCTCCTCTTCTTTGCCGTCTCTTCCTTGCACTTGTTGGCAAAGAGGGCGTCCGAGACCCGACATACGAATACGCCACTTCGGGTCTCGGTTAAATTGTTTCTCGAGTACCTCTCGGCAATCCCTTGCGAACTCCTCCAAGACAGAAGAGGGAAGCGTAGCTTCCCCCCTCGTTGCTTGTTGCAAGAAGTTCTTAACTCGAACTTCAGCCATCATTAGTTGAAGTCCGCCGCCAAGTCAATTTCTTGCTCACTGGCCTTGCCTTTGAGTGCTTCCTTGTGCTGTTCCAAGATTCGATGGTTGGACGCCGCAACAGTCTGAACGAACATTCCTGTTGTTTCAAAATCCTCCTCCTTCATCTTGAGAGTTTTACTCGGAGTAAACACTGGAGTGAAGTATGTGACGCTACCCATCTTGTGACGCTGAGTAGTCAGGTCAAAGAGTTGCTCACTCATCAGAGTGCCCTTCGGTAGACGGTCAATTGCTTCACGAGCAGGGCGGAAACCCGAACGCTTGAAATACGCAACCACAGGAAGATCTGTAATCTTCACATCCGTACCTGTCGCAGTTTTACCTTCCATAGAAATTACTGCGTAAAATACTTGGTTACACGTAGCGAGACGCGATGCCAAAGTCTTAGGGTGGTCCTCGCCCAACTCTTG